GTGAGCGCATCGAGGGGGAATTCAACACCGTCAAAACCCAGGCCGCTGCCGAGGTGCAGCAAGCGAAGGCCGCATATCAACAAGTCATTGCCCAGAATGCTACCGCCGGCCTGGCCGCCCTGAACGCGTCTTTCCCCGAGCTGGCCGGCATGAATGCGGAGCAAATCCAGGGCGCGCTAAGGCTGATGCAGCCGCAACGGGCAGAGCAGTACCGGCAGCATGTGGGATTGGTATCGAACCTGATCGCGGCCCATCAGCAGCAGGCGGCCCAGGCACAGGCACAGCAATTAGCGTTGCAGGCGCAGCAGCGGGAACGTGCGGCGCAGCAGTTAGAGCAATACCGTCTTGCGGAAGTGAAACGGTACGAAGAGGCGACCGCTCACGAGAATCCCGAAACTATGCGGACCCTCCGTGAAAACGCGTTTCCCATGATTGAGAAACACTATGGGGTTCCGGAAACTACGATGCGCGCCCTCGCCAGCGGGCAGCAGCGCGTCGATTCTGCGGCGCTCTTACACTCCTCGGCCTTTCAACTGATGATCACCGATGCCTTGAAGTACCGGATGGCGCAGCAGTCTGTCGGTAAAGCTGTAACTCGCCCGGTGCCGCAAGTGCAGCGTCCGGGGATCAGCGAACCGGTGAGGATCGATGACGGTGCTGTCGCCAGCGCGCTGGCACGGCTGAATCAGCCCGGAGGTAATGAGGGACGCCAAGGTCTCAAAAATGCAGCCGCCTTAGTCGCGGCAAGAAGGGGCAACAGATGAGTGATGGCATAGCTAATCAATTCAAATATTGGGAGGGCGAGGAGGGCGGATGGGCGCGGTTCAAGCAGGAATTTCTGCTCAAGCCTCAGGCGTCCCGCGTCCAGGACCTCGTGGCCGCCGACAGCTTTCTAGACCAACAGACCACCTTGACACGCGAGCATGCAGAGTTGGTTACAAAGCGCCGTGAGCTCTATGACCTGCATGTTCGGCTACGCCAGGCGGGGCGTTAGTGAATCTCAGTGAGCAGTTGGAAGCCGCGAAACGGCAGGCGGAAGTTCGCAAGCTTGACGCAGGAGACCAGAGAGTCGCCACCGACCTCGCAACGCGAATCCAGCTCCCGGTCAACGAACTATCGGCGGATATACGGACCCGCTTGGATCCATTCAATAAGTGGGCCATTTCCAAGCAGGCGAGGCGTTGCCCCGCGAAGGCGGCTACCTGCGCCCTGTTCGTTTTGGAGCAAGCAGATTTGGGGGTGCCTCCGCAACAAATATTGGCACAACTAAATGCAATCGAGAAACTACACGACAAATGGACGTTATCGAACCCGGTCAGAACAGCGATTGTTCGGGCTGCGTTGGAAACGATTATCAAGGTTGATCCGCCGAGGAGCTGGCCGCGTGAGGATAAGGTACGGTTCGCGCAGCTAGATCCCGACATACGACAGATAATCGAGACTAGGGAGCGGCAGAGAGACGTCGCTCTGAGAAAACTACAAAACCGGCAAGCAAACGGCGCCGAGACAAAGTCCGTTATTAAACCAAATGAGGATACTAAACTATGTCTATCAGACGCAGAGACGACAGCGTGAAGCCGGGTTGCGGAATCGATGGAACGGAAGGTGAGTCGTTTACTCGGCAGCGCACCGACCCCGTGGGACAGCAACCCGAAGGGCAACCGGGTCCCCTACGGCGCCGGCAAATACACCGACAATGAATCCGGCCTGAGAAACAAGCTCCCGAGCGACCCGACCGGCGGAGCAGTTTCGCGCGACATCTTCGACGATGTTGAGGGCCAGAGCAGCGACAGCGGCAACCGCGCCGTGCGCAGCCGGGGCCAGCCCTGAGATGCGAGATAGGACACCAAGGGCGCGGGAGACAATACCGGCAGCGCCGCCCGCTACGTTGTCTCCCGCGGAAGACAAGCTCTCGCAGCTGAAAGCCCTGGCGGAGAAGATTGAAGCCCACCGCTCCAGCCTTGACGGCTATCTCGATGCGTACGCCAGGTTGATCACTCCGCCTGGCGTGCCAACTGTGTCGATTCGTCAGATGGTCGATGCGCGTGGGCACTGTCTCTGCCATAGCGCGATGTTTGCTATTGCTGAGCGGGTGGCGGCCCTGGAGCTCGAGGAGAAACAGAACAATGGCGCTGTTTCAGAAGGGTGACGGAGGCAACAAAGGCGGCGGGCGCAGACAGGGCGCCCGCAACCGCATCAGCACGGCGCTGCTCACCGCCTTCGCCGAGGATTTCGAAAGGTTCGGGGAGGAGACCGTGCGAATCACCAGAATCGAACGCCCGACAGAATATTTACGGATCGCGGCCTCTTTAATACCGCAGCAACTGGAAATGGCCGTCGAGACACGGCTACAGGAAATCAGTGATGACGATCTCGACCTCCTCCTTGACCACGCCCGACGTCGACTTACCGAGCGTGTTGCAGACATTAGAGTTCGAGAAGACGCGTCGCCGCACAGAGAACCGGTTGCACTACTATCGCCCCTACGAGAGACAGAAGGCCTTTCATGACGCCGGAGCAATCCATCGTGAGAGGCTTCTGTGTGCCGCCAACCGTATAGGTAAGACCCTGTGCGGAGCCGCCGAGATGGCGATGCATCTAACAGGAATTTACAGTCCGTGGTGGGTCGGCAAGCGTTTTGACAAGCCGGTGCGGGCCTGGGCCGCCGGCGTCACCAATGAAAGCGCCCGCGATGTCGTGCAGGAAAAGCTGATTGGGTCACCGTTTCGGAAAGCCGAGTGGGGTCAGGGGATGATCCCGAAAGACTGTCTCGGCGAAGTGACAATGGCGCGCGGCACAGCAGACCTTATCGACACTATCTCTGTGAAGCACGTCACCGGCGACTATTCAACGTTACAGTTCAAATCCTATGCCGCCGGCCGCGAGAAGTGGCAGGGCGTAGGGTTGGAAGTAGTGTGGTGTGACGAGGAGCCCCCCGAGGACTTGTACTTTGAGGGGCTGACCAGAACCAACGAAACCAACGGCATTGTTTATATCACATTCACGCCAGCCGCCGGCATGACCAATGTTGTGCGGATGTTCCTATCGGAGGGAATTAGAATATGAGTCGCGCGATCATCACCGCCAGTATCGATGACGCGGAGCACTTTTCGGAAGCACAAAGAGAAGAAATCATCGCGTCCTACCCGGCTCACGAGCGGGAGGCACGGACCAGGGGCGTGCCTAGTCTTGGTTCGGGCAAGGTGTTTCTGCTCGACGAAACTAAGCTGCTCGTCGAGCCATTTGATTGTCCCTCCCACTGGGTTCGCTTAGGTGGAATGGATTTCGGATGGACTCATTACGCCGCGTTCTGTGAGCTTTGGTGGGATAGGGACTTGGATTGCGTCTATCTGGTCCGCAGCATTCGCTTGAAGGAACAGACTCCGTTGCAGCATGTCGAGGTCGTGCGCAGCTGGCGCTTAAGATGGGCCTGGCCCGCGGACGGAAGGCAGCAAACCCTCGCTGGCGCCGGCATACCACTGATGCGGCAATATGCTGATGCCGGATTAGACATGATGCACGAGCACGCGCAGTTCGAGGACGGCGGGAAGTCAGTAGAGGCCGGCGTTATGGAGATGGCCGACCGTATGCGTGGTGGCCGATGGAAGGTCTTTAAGGGACAGAACGATGGCTGGATGCAGGAGGTGGCGACGTATCACAGAAAAGATGGACTCTTAATCAAAGAGCATGACGACGCAATCTCCGCAAGCCGCTATGCCCTAATGATGCGCCGGCATGGCCAGAGTGCGGCGGGGAAGGCAAGTTTCAATCGTGAAATCCGGTATTCGAACCGGGGCATCGTATGACCCCGACCTACATCACGATCCAGCTGCGGCGGCCATCGCGCGACGGTGAGGACCCCGGCGCGATCGAAGAGGCGTGGTTCATTACGGAGGATGACGTTGTGCAGTTCACCAACCGGGATGGCCATCCCCGGCCCGGTGACGAGAATCGCCGCCGGCTGAAAGAGGGCCAGACAGCGCGGGAATGTGCTGTGCAACTGCTACGCTCGAAGGCGGGGACCAGGACCAGCCGGCCGTTCAACCGGCCGATCCGCTATCCGAAAGCGGGTTTCATATGAAATGGATTGAGAAGCTTAGTAAGGCCGATGTTGACCGATCTGCGCAGACGGCGCTCGCCGATCTTGCTGCATTCATCGCCTATCGCGCGTCTCAGCCTCATCGAGTTGCGCCGCCAACCGCTGGAGATACTGATAATCAAGTCGCTGCCAGTCCGCCTCACTCTCATTGAAGGTTGCCTTTATCGCGCTAGCAAACTGGCCAGGCTTGAGCGCGCCATTGTTTAAGAGGCACTTCGCAAGAATGACAAATGCGATCTGGGTAGCATTCGCGTAAAGTGCCGCTACTTCTAATGCCGGTTCCACTGGCGTTCTCCCCGTGTGCTTCCGCGGAGAGCCATTATAGGGCGATACCCGTAAGGATCGGAGATGAAGCAGAGGGGCCCCGCCGCAGTACCTCATGAAAAAAGCCCCGCGCCGAAGTGCGGGGCCTAGTCAATCTGAGGGCGCTCTGTGCAAGGAAGGAAACACAGAGCGCCCCTAGCTTAGCGCAAGTCAGAGCGCCGGGCGAGCGGGTGCCGGCCCGGCGCCGTGAGTTGTCAGGCGGCTTTGACTTCGTTCAGAAGTGCAAGAACGTTCCGCATCACATACCAGTCGGGGGCGCGGGCTGTCTCATTGATCGCCAGCTCCTCCGAGCCCGGGAAGCCGACTATTTCCTGATCGTCATAGCGGTCTTCGTATTCGACCATGTACTCGAGCAGCGCAGCGGCGCCCGCAAGTGAGGTTGGTTTCGTGCGGAGCAATTCGATCGCGGACTCTTCCCGGGCGGCCAATGCTGCGTCGGCCACATGCCGCTCGTCCCATGGCACTTCAGCCTCCTCGTCCGCCAAGTGGGCGGTCCAGTATTCGTCACACCGCCGACGGTGGGCCTCGATCGCAGTGAAGATCGGATCAGGCTCGGCAGCG